TACCAGTTCCAATCTCTCGGACATTGGCATCGTGAGGTAGATAATGGGTATCATAGATATATCCTCTTTCATCAAGAACTGAGGCATAATACTCTAGCGACTCACCACTATCTTCAAAGTAATCTATCAGGTGGATTGCTGAACCTTTTTGCTGCACAAACCATATCGCAGTCTTATCTCGCATCCCTAGATCCCAGTAAGTATCTACTTTAATAGTAGAGTCATAAGGAACTTTTGTTATACGACCTTCAGTATCTGCTTTCGCTAGTGATTGCGAATAAATGGCTCCTATAGCAGAACTTTCAAAACTACACTCATATTCTGCCTCGTATATCTCAGGAGGCATCATTGATTTAGCTGCTGCTAGTTCTTCTGCATCAACAATCTTTGTTTCACTAGCTTTAAAACTTTGTGCATACCAATTTTCATCTTGCAGTCCATGATTATAGAGATCAAAGAACGAATTATGTCCAGCTGGAGTTCCAATCGCTACCATAAAGCCTTTACGATCAGATAATGCCGGTCTAATGACTTCAGTCCACATCTTGGGAGGCATTTGTGCTACCTCGTCTAAGACTACACCATCCATATACAATCCTTTAAGGGTTTGTGGTCTCTCACAACCGAGTAATTGTATTCTTCCACCATTAGGAAGATCAGCTCGTAGTTCAGTTTCGTGATATTCCATCTTCGGTAGAACTGATGTGTAATATTTTAAATAATCCCAGGCTATTCTCTTAGCCATGCTGTAAGTTGGTGCTATATAATAATACCGAGGTCTCGGCAGCTTACATTGTAGGCACTTCTTAATCAGTTCATTGACTGTCAAGACTGTCTTACCAAACCTTCTATGACAGACCAGGACTGAGAACCTAGCTAGGCTTTTATGTATTTCTTTTTGTAGAGGCCTTGGTTTGTAGGGAATGGTTATTTTCATTCATTCTCTTTCTTGCCCTCGTTGTAAATGTCTTGAATCCTTGAAACTGTACTATCTGCAATAACTCCTCGACCTGAATTTTGTTTGATAGGAGTTTTATCATTCATGTGTTTGACCATGAGGGCAAAGACATCAACTTTTTTTGTGTTTTTTTTAGCTTTTTTCATATAATTAGTACCTATGCTGGTGTAACTCATTGGTAGAGTACCTTCTTGGTAAGAAGGGAGTAGGATGTTCGATTCATCTCATCAGCACCAGGCTTTAGGGAATTTTGTTCTGAGTTGAAATCACTCCCTATTGCAATGACACAGACTCGATGGGGGTTGGCAGCTTAATTTATGGCTCCCAATCTAATAAAAATCCTGGAAAAGCTGGGCACATTATCTTTAATGAAGTGCTAATCTATATTTATCAATAGTTTTAGAGCTTTGTGTGCAGATATTGTGCAGCTAATAAATAATTATGTACAAACTACAAACAGAATTGGTGTAAAATATTACTTTTTTCTTACGAGAAGCACCATGCAAGTATAGAGCTTTTTTGTATTACTCTTAACAAACTCAACACTTCTACCCACCACACCCTCTACAAACACAATAAATTTGTATGATATTATCTCTAATAACACTAAATATTCTGTGTAATAAGTACAATTATAACTACTGCTACTACTACAGTAATGGTCTTACCCTTCTTGTTTAGGTTATTCCATCTGTTCTTTAAGTTATGTATTCTATCCATCATTGTTTTATTTATCCCATTTAATAGAGAAGCTCTGGTCTTTCATGTTCCCTATCTCTAAGGACTGTCGATCACCATACTTCCTCGCAGCTAACTTACTAGCCATCCATTGTTTATGTTTTATGAAAGTATCGATAGCTTTCACATTAGCCATATCCATTTTACTCTCTCCGGACTTCTTGACTGCATCTTTAGCTACTTGATCTACATCTGCCATTGAGTATTCAATACCATCTTCTTTGGCCTGACTGTATAATTCTCTAAGGCCAGTTTTCTTATTTAACCACTGTCTCCATATCTCCCAAGATACATCGACTGTTTTTAATGCTTCTCTTATAGATTTACCAATCGCTAGTTCTTGTAACACAGTATCTACTAGTTCTTTTGTATATTTTGTATGTGCTGCCATTTAATGTATTGTTTCGTTTGTATGTCCTAATTCTGTAAAACTCTTATGATCCTTGAATACCGAGATAAAATCCTGGGCTTGTTCGCTTGTATCAAAGTTTGCGAACCTGATTAACACTATTGGTTGATCTTCTTCACTAGCTAGAAAAATAGTCGTCTCTAGTGATGAGTCGTCTAATCCTAGCGTAGAGAGCTGTGTATATTCTGTCGGTAGAGGATTTTTTTTTGTTTTTGATTTTTTCATGTAATTTTAATATGTAAGAAGGCTCAAGTTCAAGATAGCTGCAAATAGTGTTAAAATCCTCTGTACCTAACCATTCTCTAGCTTCTTTAATTATTTTCCATTCTGATATGTCAAAGTTTGGATGAGTAAGACCGACACTATCGCATAAGCCTCTAACCAATGTGTTAAGCCAGAGTTGTTGCTCTGGTTTCATAATAAATTGTGTGGATTTCTGACCGACTTCTCGATCTTAGTAAATACTCTATATTAACTATTCAATAATATAAATGGGTACAAATTGGTATATTTACATACCCCAATGACTAATCAATAAATCAAGTGCATCTCTATATTGATCCATTCGTTTATGTGTTGCTGCTTTATTATCTATGATGACATCCCAGACCAATGATTGATGTTGGATTGTTGCCTTCATAGCTTTATTAAACTCTTGTTCATAATCTATTTTTAAGATGTTAAAGAACTCTGCACCATCTGGAATACCAGCTAATCTGTTAAAATTAAAAGTACAACTCTTCATTTTAGAACTAATAATCCCCAGGTACTCTAGTTTTTGTCCAGCTACATATCTGGTTGCATTTCTTTTAGCATCAGTAGGATCTAATTGATGCCTAGCATAATAGCTTTCATGGACTGAATTGATCTTTTTAGAGATATGTTTGTGAGATATCTGCATCTCAGCCATATCCGGTAATCGATATATTTTACCATTTTCTCTAATTAATGGTTGAGCTCCATAATCAATCTCTTGTGCTTGTGAGATTTCTTTTGGTTTAGTTCGTTGCTGTTTTTTTTTCTTCTTCTTTACCATAATCCTTAATCAATGTTCCGTCCTTTTGATAAACCCAATCAACCATGCCAAATCCCTCTTTGGATCTAAAAAATAAAAGGTTATCTTTTTCTTCTATAAAGTTAGCTTCTATACTGTGTTTCTTTTTAAAGTTGTCTAAATTGAATACTTCTTCATCATCGTTATAGCGTTCTTGAGATAACCAAGTGCTAAAGTGTGGTATGAATATTTGATTTTCTGTATTACGACAAAGTTCATTGTATTTATCAATAATTGACTCTTCACTAATTGCTACAGGAGTGTTTTTATATTTTTCAAGGGCTTTCTTTTTGCTGCCTCGCTTCACCATCAATGCATCCCATATATTATTAAAAGATACAGATACAGAATCAGATACAGATACTGTGCTAGAGGTTTGCTTCGCTTTTGCTAGACCACCTTTACGACCAGCTTCAGCTCTATGATTTATTTTTTCTACAGTTCTTTTATAATCATCTAACTGTCTAACATTATGCCATTTGTTATCTATAAGTTTAAACTTCTCTATTAAGACAGTGTTAATATCTGTCTTTAATAATTCAACTGTATCTGGATTGTTATTGTAAACATTTACAATGGTACAAAGTTGTTCAAAATTATTTGGTAATCCATCACCATTACGAACTCCAGCATGGCACATCAAAGTTATATAGATTCCTTTTTGTTGATGAGTAAAGTGAGCAGTACCTGTTAAAAAATCTTGATAGTAAAAATCACAGTAAGGTAGTTTCATTTTATCAGTCATTAAGCCACCCTTCTTTTCTTAATATTTTTATATCTCTCGCTAACCCTGGGGTAAAATCTATGTACAGGTTTCTTTTCAAATCTTTTAAGTATCTCTGTAAGTTGTTGTTGCTTTTGATTTCGAGCCCAAGCTGTATCTCTGAATAACTTGGTGATTTCAGGTGAGTCGTCTGATAATGGTGTATAAACCTTAATATTTTTTTCTCTAAGTCTTTTAAATCTTTCTGAGATTTTAATAATTCTTGACAATTCTGGCATAGGATCTCTAAAACCATTGTCTCTCAATAGTTTTTTCCATATTTGTGTCTCGAAATTTACCCATGTTGTTTCGTTTTCCTTACAAATCTGAACATAATGATTATGCTCATCTAAAATTAACAATAATAATTTTACTTTAGAAATCAATTAAAACCTCAAATAATAAATTTATATGTTGATTATAATTTTTTATTCTTTATTTTCAATAAACTGAAATGGTAGATATTCGCATTAGATTGCAAAGGAAGGTTTACAATGGACAATAATAGTCAAATTTGGTTTAATGACTCAATACTTGAGTACATGAAATCAGGAAAAAAAATTAACCAGGCTTTTTTAAATGTTTTAGATAAGCTAGATATTAATTCTATAAAAGAATTATCTGAATTAACTGGATTAGATCAAGCTACAGTAAGTCGTCAATATCACAGAAAGCAACCTTTATCTCATGAACACATGGAAATTTACTCTAAAGTTCTTAATGTGCCACTAGGTAAGTTTGCAGACGATCATATTCCTACATATATTGTTGTTGGTTATTTAGACCAACCATCTGGAAATGTTACAGCTAGAGGTGAAGAAGAAGCACAAAAGATTATATTTCATAACGAATATGCCAAGATAAAAGGTGCTAAAATTATATATGACCAAGCAGCCAACCATGTTCTTAGATATAATTTAAGTACAAAAACACCTTTAAATTGTTATTGTTTCGTTAAAAAAAATAAACCCTATTTACAAGGTAAGGTTGGCTTTGTTAAAGAATTTAATGAAGAAAAAAAAACTTGTAAAATTGTAACTTTAAATGGTGAAACTGTAAAATTTGTTGATTATGAAAGTATTTATCCTATTACTTCTACACACAATATAACTCATAATACTGGAACAGTAGTAATAACAGAATTTTAAATTAAAAGATAACTTCATTTTTTGAAGTTATGGTTGCAAATCTCATAAAAAAGATTTATTTTGTCATTTATGGCAAATATTCGTCTGACTAACTTTCAGTTTTTTCATAGTCAAATATTCCAAAAACAAAATATGTCCTCCGTTGTAAATGTAGGAATTGAATGTTTGCCATACATAAATTATGGCACATATAAAATATAAAATTAAACAAACAGTCGTACCATCAGTAACGACAATTCTTTCAAGGTATAAGAACAGTATTGGTCTTATAATCTGGTCTAATAAATTAGGCCTAGAAGGTAAATCATATCATTCAGAATTAAATAAAGCTGCCGATATAGGCACAAATGTACATGAACTGGCACAATCTTTTATAGAAGGAAAAGAATATGCAATACCAAAAGACAATGATGTTGTTCAGAAATGTTTTAGTAAATTTTTGTTATGGTGGGAAAGTTTCCAACCTATAGATTTAGATGTCATTTTTTGTGAACAATCATTTACATCAAAGTTATATGAGTATGGTGGAACAGCAGATTTACTAGTAAAGAAAGATGACGAATACATCTTAGTCGATTTTAAAACAAGTAAGAGTATTTATCCTGATTATTTAATTCAAGGCTCTGCTTATAGGCAGATGATTGAAGAAAAATACGATTATAAAATATCTAAGTTTATTGTTGCACGATTTGGAAAAGACTCTGATGAGTTTGAAGCAAAAGAGTTTCACACAGACCAATTAGATTTAGCTTTTGAATATTTTAAAACATTAAGAACTGCATTCGATCAAGATAAAGCACTTAACAAAATTATGAAGGAGAAGAAAAAATGGAAATAGAAGCCATGCCAAAAAACATTGCTAGTGCAATAAACAATGTGATGACAACTTTAAACAAGCCATTAAACAAAGATGCTAAAAATGAATATCAAAAATATTCTTATACAAGTATCGATGGTTTTTTAAGAGAAGTTCAACCAGCTTGTGCAAAAGCTGGGTTGATTATCATACCCCACGAAAAAAGTTGTGTGGTATCAGAGTCAGGAAAGAGTCTAACTGTAGTTTATGAATATATTTTAATTCATAAAGAGGGTGACACTTGGAACTTTCCAACAACAAAACACATTATAGTTCCTTTCGGTTCTGGAACTGCAATGGGTACTGCTCAAAGTTACGCATTAAAACAATTTATGCGTTCTTTGTTTCAATTAAGTACAGGTGAGAGAGACGATCTTGATGCCTTAGATCAAGACAAAATTAAAAAAAATAATAAACCAAAGGAGTTTAGCGATGACTAATGAACAAGAAAAAAGTAACGAATTTATTGATGGTTTTTTTGCAAAAGAACCAAAGAGAGATTTTATTAAGTGCTCGATATCAATTAAGAAAGATGATTTTACTAATTGGTACAAGAAGCAGCTTCAAAATAAAGAAGATGATTGGATTAACATTGATGTCAAAGAGGGTAAATCTGGTAAGTGGTACGCCCAGGTTAATACTTGGAAGCCAAAAATGACTGAGATAAATCAAAGTGACAATGATTTAAAATCTTTAGGTGACACAATCCCAGAGGATATTCCTTTTTAATGACGAACTTACTACTCCTCCTAACAATACTTATCCTATTGCTCATTAATCTTTTTATGGTTTGGGCAATAGGTTCAATCGTTAATGATATTAAGGAGAAAATATGAAAGAGATAAATATATCACACATAGAAAAACATTTATTCGATAAGAATAAACATGGGTGGGATAGAAAAGACTATCCTTTAGTAAAAGTAAAAGATGTCAAAGTCTTAAAGGTATTAAATGAAAAATCACACAAAAGTATATCTAACATTTTATCATTTAAGAGATACATCGGAGGTTAGTTGCGTAATGTGTGGCAACCAAGCACAAGATATTCATCACCTATCCCCAAGAGGGATGGGTGGTTCTAAATGTGCTGACCATATTGAAAATCTTGCTGCCCTTTGTAGGCAACATCATCAAAATGCAGAATTTAATCCTAAATATAATGCAGAAGTTAAATGCACAGTTTTAGACATGGTTAAGGAGGTAATACAAGCTCGTGGAAAGTTTTGATCCTAATAAAATTGCTGACAAAAAAATGACTGCCATCAAAGAATATAGGGCAGCTAAGAGAGAAAGAGATAGAACAGAAAGATTGTTAGACTATCAACTCGATCAAACATTTATCAATTTAAAGTTTAATGAACTCAAAATGTCTGTTGAAGATCGTAAGGCTAGAGCAAGAACTGATGAGTCTGTAGTTACTTTGAGAACAGAATTGGAAAAGGCTCAAGAAACTATGGATAATAAATATGCAGAACTTGAAAGAGTTATAACCAAAATAGAGTTCATGTTAGATGCAAATGCAACTAATAGACAAGAAATGAAATTAGGGAGTTTAGTAACATGAAATATCCCACAAGAAGAATTGGTCGATTATGGCAAGGCAAAGCATCTATAAAAGATTATGAAATAGAAAAAGCTATTGCAAAAGGTGGCATGATTTTAAAAAGGTTGGATAACAATGAACAGATGTTCCTAGATGTCGATCAACTTAAATCAGCACTATTAACCAAAACCTCAAGGAGTTTTCCACCAAGATTTGAAGGTGAGACTGAGTTTAGACTCTGCAATATCTTTTGGAAATCACCAGAAAATACAAACCAGGAGAAATTATTATGATAGAAGAATTGTACACAATGAAGGAAATATACCCTAAATTTAAGGCTAAATCAGAAAGGTCTTTTAAAAGGACTATAGATAGTTTATCTTCAAGACACCCAAAAGAACAATGTTTTAATCGATACTTTGGAAGTAAACAAGTGTTTACCAAAGAAGATATAGAGAGGATTAAGGCATTATGCTTAAAATAACTAAAAGAAAAGATAATAGATCAAAGTATTGGTATATTAGAGGAACTTACAAGACACCTGATAAGGTTTACACAATTAATAGTGTATCTACTGGTAAAATAAATAAAAAAGAGGCTGAAGATTTTTTATGGAAATTTCAGGATAAGCTAAACTCAGGAGTAGCTATAAAAAAAATCACAATTAAAGAGGCTACTGAAAAATTATTAAATAGTTTAGATCAATGTCCTAGTGAGACAAGAAGGCCTTTCTTTGAGAAGAATGCAAATTGTATTGGTAATTTATTATTAGAGGACATAACTAATCAAAAGAAAGAAGAATTAATACACCTAAGATATCCAGTAGGAACTGAAACCGGTGATCTTATTAAGAAATATAAAGGGAAAACATTTACATCAATACCACTAGAAGAAAGAAAAGTATTATCTTCTAAGTATAACACTATTAATACAACTGTTATTAGGCCTTTAAGTAGATTAATAAGTTTTGCAGCAGAAAATAATTGGTGTAAGCCTTATAAAGTAAAACAACTCCCACAAATTTCTATGAGAGATAAGGATAAATATGTGTGGACAAGAGAAGAGATAGTAAGATGTATGGACTTCTCTGACTTCGAAATAAAGTTCTTGTTAATATTTCTTTACAGAACTGGTGCTCGAATACAAGAAGCTCTTGATATGAATTTTGCTAGATTAGATCCAAATGGTCGTTCTATGATTGACCTGGATAATAATGAATTAAATATATTTGAAAATAAAACTCAATCTTGGAGGAACATACCTATACAAAGAAATGATAATGAACCAGAATTATCTTTATGGCATTGGTTACAAAAGATTAATGATAGGGAAGGATATTTATTTTCTTGGAGGTTTGTAGGACAAAAAAAGAATACTAATAATGGATTAATACCAAGATGGAAAGAAATGTTAAGTTTTGCTAATGTCGATCAAAATAAAAAAAGACATTCATTAAGACATACTTTTGCTTCAGAGCTCTCAAACAAAGGTGCATCTACTAATGATATTATGGCAGTAGGTGGATGGAAGTCTGAGACTATGGTTTATAACTACGCAAAGGTAGATAAGAAAAGAAAACAGAATCTTATTAATAGTTTGTGAAATAGGTGTAAAATGCGACCACATTTAAAAAATAATAAAAAAACCTTTAATTATCAACCCAAATTAGGTGTTGACCTTTCATTGGTAATAGATTACTTCTTAACCATAATGAACAAAAATCGACAAAAACTTGTTCTTTTGGGTAATGCTAAACAAAGGTTTACAGTAAATAACATAAAAAAGCGTGTAATTTCTGTACACCTTGTTTGGCCTTTTTTAAGGAGAGACTATGACTAAAATATATTTTCATATCAAACTTGTGGATGGTTCTACAAAAATACTAGACCAAGAGACTTATAATAATATTAAGAAAGATGGTGTCTTGGTATTTACCCATATTAAACAATGGGTAGTAAGGGAGGCTGCGTAATGTTTACTTGTGTTATTGAAGATAGTCCTGAGTTTAACAAAAAACTAATAAGAACTTACAAACCTAGAAAAAGACTGAACATCTGGATTTTTAGACGATTTAGTCCATTATTTTTTCCATTTATATAGCTTTACAGGGGGTGTTTAACGACACCCCTTTATGATTTATCCACTAAAATAGTTTTCTTTACCCATGTTTTTGGGATTACTTGGACTCTTCCACAATCAGAGTCACCCTCTCTACCGAGATCAGCACAGATAGTTATATAATCTTTTTCTTCTTTAAGGACAAATCCAAGACTATAGACAGTTGGTGGTTTTGTTTTTAGTGCTTCTTCTAACTCAATCCAACCACTAGCACATTCATAAGCATCGATCCATTCTATAAGAACTATATCTCTATCTTTTTGCGAAGGTTTTGACATTGGTTGGTTTACCACCTACACCTTGTGTTTTTGATCGTTTTCTTTTAACAGCAGATTTTATTTGTGATTTAGTCATGCTCATTGCTTTAGACTTAGGAACACACTTAGGGTATTTTCTCTTGCTGCCCTTTGCAGATTTTCTACCACACTTGGCATATCCACCACCTTTTTTTGGTGAACCTATATCTACCCAATCCTCTTTAAACCAACGAGATAATCCACCACTAGCTCTACTCATGCCTTTTTGGTTCTATAACCCCCACCTTTTTTTTTATATTCTCTAACTAACCAGGCATTTGCATAAGCAGATGGATAAACATCAAACTTGCGTTTTGCTGCTGCCTTTACTCTTGAGTATAGAGCCTTATTAGTGGGTACATTTTTTGTTGCCATTATTTTTTCTTCTTTTTCTTTTTCAGTTTTTTGAAATCAGCACTAGTAATCTTTGTTCTAGGCGCTGCTACACTTGCTAATTTCTTTTGTTTTGATGAATATTTAGAAAATGGCATTAATAACTCTTCTTCTTAGTCATCTTCTTACCTGTTTTTTTTGCATACATTTTTGCTTTCTTCTTACCAGCTTTTGTGTAAGAAAATTTCTTTTTACCGACCATTGGCATAGTTATTGTCCTTTCTTTACCATTTAACTTTGTTTGCCCAATATGCTGCTGACATCTTTCCTTTAGCGATGTTCTTTGCATGACGAGCCTTGAATGACTTTGCTCTTGCAGTCATCTTTCTATCACCGGTCTTACCTTGCTGACCAAAGCGAATTGTTTTTACTCTGTCGCCATCTTTAGCGACTACTACATGGGATTTTGTTTTATGACCTGGAGTTCTTTTTGGTTTATTAAAACCAGCTACACCAGCTCTTTTAAGCCTCGGATCTTTGCTCATTTGCTATTCCTTGTGAGTCTAATTTTACTTGTTCTTGTTTTTCTAGTTGATCTACGAAGGATTGATCTTGTGATGAGGCATGATCTACTTTTGCTTTTTGAAAAGCTAAAACATCATCAACAGTAATGTTGCGTTTTTCTTCTCTTAATATTGCATTTTTCTCTGCCCAATTATCAAGTCGTTCATTAAGAAATTTGATGTGTAAATCTTTCTCTTCGTTATCTTTTTTAAGTTCTCTGTTTTCTTTTTTAGCTTTGCGTAACAAGGCCTCTACTTCTTTAATGGTGCTCATTTTTTACCTAACACTTTTCCCATTCCTCTTAAACCAAATGAACTTGCTATTGCTCCATACATGGCAAATTGAAACCACTGTGGAGTTCGTGAGAGAGCATCAAAGCCTCTTTCTGTATAGGGTTGTAATGGTGGAATGAAACACATACCTATGATAATAATAAACAAGATAGTCCACGCTTCGTCTTTCCAAGAGTCTTTAGAACCTTTGATAGCTTCTAAGTCGTACTCTATCTCACCTTTAATCTGTTTATTTAGTAACTCTGTCTTTGCTTTAATTTCAGTGACTTTTTGTTCTGCCTTTGCTTTCTTAGTATCTACGACACCTTTAACAACTTCACCAGCTACACCCATTAAGGGTTTTAATAACATAGTCCACATACTAGGCCTCCTCTATTAGTTTAACCATTGGTTCATATCTTGAGGTGAGAGTTCTATAAAGACGACTATCTTTAAGTTGATTTGCCATTTCAACAAAGTCACCATCTTGCATAGCTTGGCGCATATTGACAAATTGGAACAATTTAGGCTCACCAATATTGTAAGCTACCTCTATAACACAATCTTTAATTACTTCTGGTACTTCACATTTACCAATGTATCTCTCTGCTGCATGAAGATAGACAAGAAAGTCTTTTTCAAACTGTTGTTCTAATACTTCTTTTGGATATTCAACTCCAGGTTCGTAAGGATCACCATCTACACACTTATGGCCATATCCGATAGTCATAAAATCTTCTTTGATGGTTTCACCATTAGCTCCTCGATATTCTAGGAAATACCCAGTTGCAGAGAACCCTTCCGAAGTTTTGATTTTATCTTTTACTTCTTCGTACATTCTAACTCCTTTAATCGTTCATAAGTTATTTCTGTAATGTCTTTTAATAAAATAGGAATGTTACCAATATCTATTTCTGTTGGTTTGCCAGGTTCTATGTCTTTATATTCATCTTTTGTAAGGCTGATATAAAGTTTACCAGATTGATAGATTATTCTCATATTTGTTTATTCCACCTATTTCCTCTTTTAAGTATCATTGGTATAAGCTGTGGAACGCCATTAATAATTATTCCACATCCTAAAACTGGTCGTCTAATGTTTACTTTAGAATAAGCAAAAGCTAATGAGTCCTTGTCTATTAAACATCCTACATTCATACCCCACCTTAAATGTTCAGGACTTGACCAATAACCTATACGAAACTCTGTATGATAATGGCCCTGGACAAAATTCATGCCTATTGACATAGAAGATTTGACTGGATCTTTACTCATGTTATGGCAAAAATAATATTCACCATAATTATCTTTAATAATTAGTTTATCGTGCCAACGCCATTTATGTTTATCGACACCTAATATATCTGGATAGTCCTTCACTACTAAGGAAGGAAAGCCATGATGCTTTCTTTTCCTATAAACCATAGAACCATGATTGCTATGAAGTAAATCCATTTTAGGAAATAACTTCTCAATCATTTTAATCTTGTATAAACCGAGCTCTAATTCTTTAGAGGCACTTGGTAAATCAGGATCAGAATCATGAAAGGATAAAGCATGGTAATCTAGTTCATCACCAATATTGACAATTCTATCTGGTTTAAATTTCTTTTTGACAGCTTCTAAAAAAGCAAAACTATCTGTATGACTGTATGGTTCGTGAAGGTCTGAGATTATTAAAATCTTAGACATCTTCCTCCTTTATGTATTGGTCGTAAATTTTGAAGTGCAAAAGGTAGTTATATAGGTTTGGGGTATTTCCATAAATTGTTGTGCTAAAACAACTGATGCTTGTCTGCACTCCTCTTTTGTATCGTAGGTTGTGTCATAAATGATATTTTGGACACAAGTATTCTCTAATGAAACTAAAGGATCTTGGACACATAGCCAAAAAATAATAAACATTTTCATTTTCCGTTAAGGTATTTTTCTATCCATATAATTTTTTCTTTGATGACAGCTATGTCTTGCTGCATTTCAGATATGGTATCTGCTTTCTTTTCTACAGCTTCTAATCTTTCTGACCACATTCCCCAGGTCATTGCTAAAGAAACAATAATAACTAAGTATGGTAATATGGTTTTTAAATCTAAATTCATTTTGTTTTTGCTGACATTCCTGATAATGGATTATTAAGAGCTTTGTTTATTTTAAGATCAATATCATCTTCTATAAGTTTCAACTCTTCTAATAGTTCTCTACTATCTTCTTTTTGTCTATCCTCGATATCATTAACTATTTCAGTAATATGTCTGATGTCATTATTCATATTGCGAATATCTGTTTTAATATTTGTGCCTAAAGACTGTGTAACATCATTAACCAGGGTTATTTCACCTAGTATCATATCTACTTCAGACTTTAGGACTGCAAGTTGTTCGTCATAATGAGAGAGGTCTGGCTCGGTATAAGATATGATTTTTTTTTTCATATCTAAATAGTCTTGGTAAAAAGTGAAACTAGTCCAAGCAGCACCACCTAATGCAGATAATAAAGTGAGGATAGCAAATACTTTACCACCACTTACCTTTAAACCTGAATACTCAATACTGGCCATTAATCATATTCTCCATCATGTTATTTTGTGCTGACTCAAACAGACCACCATACAAATCATCTATCTGCATCATGTTATAATTAGAGATATCCATGTCTGTTAAAGTGGTTTGTTGATATTCGTTAAATCCTTTTGTATCTGCTAGTTGTGCCATGACAGCTAATTTAACTGTATCAAGAGCAACTTGATCGCCACTGTCTGCAACTTTAGCTAAAATCTTTTTTGCAATTTGTTCTTTAGTTTCTTTCTGTTGAACAACCTTAACTTCTCTTTCTTCAGGTTCTTGCGTTTCTTCTACTTCTTCTGTTTCTTCTACTTCAGGTTCGTTTTCTACTTCAGGCTCAACCTCGATATCCATTTCAGCTACTTCTTCCATAGCTTCAGCAATTTCAATCTCAACTTCAGGTTCTACCTCTACCTCAAAGTCAGGTAATTCTAATTCTGCCATTTCAATCTCAGGCAGTTCAATAGATATTTCTTCGATATTTATCTCTATAGGATCTAAGTTATCGCCAAAGTCTATTTCAATAATCTCAAAGTCTGTAGAGTCATTAATAATATCGTCAATAACATCATTAACTATATCGTTAATAATATCTTCTACTTGCTCGACCACAGTATAAGTAGCAGTTAAAACAGGATCACTAAAGATTGCTCCGTAATAACCTGTTGTATATCCAGCGTCTGTACCCCATAAAGACATCTGTGTAGTAATGTCAGTATAGTTATTAGGCTGAATAATATCTGTGTAGAGATAATCTTGTGTGCCACTAAAATCTAATTCTACTTCTTTTTCTAGTGTTTGAAAGACAGTGTTATCTTGGTTTCTAAGAGTAACTGTAATTTTAAAAATATCTTTACAATCACCATTAGTCGCTGAACAAGTAGGTACAGTAATATTACTTTGATGTGACTCGACAGTTACACCATAGTTTATATCAAAACCTTGTTGTATTTCTTCAATCGTTAGACCACCATCAGTAATGAGACTATAAACATCACTGGTTATTGTGCCTCCACCATCAGCAACACCACGAGTATTAGCCGATCCTGTGCAGACTTCACCATCTTCTAATGTTCCTGAATAAGAACATTGTGTGGTACTAACTTTCCCACTTTGAGTCCATTCGTCTGCTGGAGTTACTAAGTTAGAAGTTTCTTCAGAATAAGAATATGCCTGTGGTAATAGCCAAAACAACGCTACCAAGAATATAGTTTTTAGCATTTGACTCCTTTACATAATCAGGTCGATCTGTAGGGTGACTATCCCAACCAGCTTGTGCTACTTCACCTATTGTTCCAAAGAACGGACAGGGAGTACCAGCCATTTCCATAGCAGAAAAGACACGAGGATCTTGACAAAGAACTGACACACCAGCAACTTTCATTCCCATACCATATAAAGCACGAGATAATTTTAATCGCTCACAGGTGATATCTGTAATAGTAGAGCCTTTTGCAAAACCAAATATTTGAGTCTGTAAAGCAACTGAACCACCTGAAGTACAAACATCTTGATTAGATATCATGACATTCGGTGCGTTAGCTGTACTAGGTGCTTTATCTACAGTGGTTGTTCCTGTTACTGTAGAACTAACAGTTGTATTAGTATTCGCTTTTACATCTGTAATAGTCGCAACTGTTCCAAATAATAAAAGTATTGCTACTAAAAGTTTCATTTACAAATACAATCGTAATCTTCGCAACACTCACACATAATTTAGCTCTTTGGATATTTGTCTTTTGTAGCTTTGATAGTGGTTTTCCAACCATCAACGCCATTGTGATATATGTCATCTAGCTGATCTGCTATAGATGGATATTCATCTGCTCTTTTTCTCTGATACTCGTTATTGTCGTAATCAGTTTGTAACTCAGCTTTCTTTGCTGATACTTGACTCCATGTAAAATCC